GTCATCCTATTCTCAGGGTAATTTTGACCTAGCGCCGTGGGACCGACACTAAAGGAAATCTTCCATGATCCTACCAACTCCCGACTCGTCTAAATCATCCTCACCGAAAAGGACAGCCATCAGCATCTCAATCACATCGGTAAAAAACAATCCGTACCTCCAATGATAAAACTGATTCAAATCGTGGCGCGAAGCGTGAACCTTGCAGTCTGCAATGGCGCGTAAAACACCATCCACACCGCGAGAAAGGAACTCGCCTTTCGCCTTCCAACCTAAACCATCGAGGGAAACACCCTCAGGAGGAACGAGCTGTTCATACCGCATGAGGAAACATCGGCTCATCGGTGGGGCGTGTCGAAACTCGAAAGCATACGAAAGAGCCTTACCTGACAAATAAGCACGGTCCGAAACCTACTCATTTGCAGTGGCTCTAGCGTTAAAGCGTGCAACCGCCTTTCCGAGCTTCGGGACGAGAACGTATCCTTCGGTGACTTGTATAAACTGTCGGCTAAGAAACTCGCATTGGCAAAGGTGGCGAACCACCTTAACCTCCGCATCCATCCTAGCCAAGACGGCGGCATGCTGATACTCTCTCCGCACGTTTTTAAGGCGTGTGGAAAAAGGTTTATCCAAACGAAGCAGCATGTCGTCTCCTAACAGCAAACAATCACCTCTGGCAGATACGCGTTGAGAGAAAGTGAAGCAAATTGATGCATTCCAAAGAGTGTTACGAAAAGTGGTCGACTGAGCACCTGTCGGGAGCTGATTCTCTATAGACGCCATCACGCTATGCTTGCGAGACGTGACGACGAAAGAATTAGCTTCCAACATGAGGGAAGTCAACCACAAAGGAGCACCAAAGCGACGAAGCCATTTGACCTCCAAGATGTGAACATCACGAACCTGTTTCATATCATTAGAAGAGAAATCACTTTCGATGTAAACGGAAGTGTCATCTCCATGTCGGTTGATACGAGAACACAAAGCCTCAGATGTTTGTTTATAAGCACCCATGAACGAAACACCGTCCACAGGGTTATCACACTCGAAAGCGTGAAACATCCGCTGCGTGCATCTCTGCATCACAGGTCCGAGAAGAGCGTTATGCATGTCACTGGATTGGTAAATGATGCGGGGGGCCCAAGAAGGGTCATGTCTTTTCAACAGAGCCTCCACCTTCACAAAG